ACCAGATGGCACAACGCTGGCGGACTCAGATATTCAGCGAGTTGAATCAGGATACGGTTGCCAAGTTCGCGGACTCAGTAGCCATGCAAGACGCCAAGCAATCCGGTAACTTTGCCAAAGTGTTTCTAGCCATGGCGGCACGTGTACAGCGCAAGCTATTAAAGCAGTTCGACGGCAAGCGTTTGGACAAAATGGTTGACAAGTACACTGGCAAAGTCGACAAGCGCAACAAGGCGGAGTTTTACCGGCGCGCTGAAAAGAGCATCGGCATTGGCCGTGAGGAACTAGAGGCCACGGAAGGGCTGACCTTCCAGATCAATGCTTTCAAGGCCGAAACCCAGCAGTGGATCAAGAAAATGCGCGACGATACTTTGCAGCAGTGGACGAGCCAGACGTTAAGACAGATGGCAGAGGGTAAGGGGTTACCGGAGATTTTGAAGCAGTTTGACGGCATGGTGGAGCAGCGCAAAGGACATGCTAAAATGGTTGCGAGGACGCAGATCAGCACGTTTAACAGTTTGACGAGCAAGATCCGGGCACAGAATCTTGGAATCAAGAAGGCGATATGGCGAACCTCGCGAGATGAAAGAGTGAGAGGAAACCCGAGTGGTAAGTACCCCAACGCAAAGCCTAGCCATTATGACCTAGACGGGGTAGAGTTTGATCTATCAAAAGGGGCATACATTAATGGCCAATACTTACTCCCCGGTACGTCGCCTCGCTGCCGCTGCGACTATGAAATGATCATTCCAGAGATGGAGCAATAACCGCACCAATTTGACACCGGCACGCCATAACATTACTATTACACAAACATGCCAGAAGGCTAAGAAATGCTCAAGACAATCCGTAAACAGTTTGCTGATTTGGCTGTCTATTCAGAGACGGCCAGAACGGCTGTCTCTGTGCGCGATGGCGTGATTGAATACCTTGGCGCTGAGCTTGGCCTTGAGCCTCTGGACAAGGTGTTCACTGTCTACCGCTCACCGGCCACCATCGCCAACGCTGCTTACGCCATGGCGGGCATCCCTCTCACTGATGAGCACGTCAGCATGGAAGGGCCTGCACTTGACTCAGGCAGCCGCGTCGAGTCATCCGTAGTCATTGACCAACTTGACGAATCCACACACTCACGCCTTGCTGTGCAGACCAAAGTGGCCGTTAACGACACGCTCCAACTGCTATTGAAAAACAAGCGCCAACTGTCCCTTGGCTATGAGGCCGACTTGGTTCCCCATAGCCGTTGGGACTTTGAGCAAATAAACATCGTACCCCATCACCTTGCCGCTGTACGTGCTGGCCGTTGTGGCCCATTGTGCAGCTTCATTGACCGCAAACCTGATACACCCGTAAAGCCCCAGGAGGGCGACACCATGAAGCCGAAGAAGTTAATCAAGGCGTTTACCGACGCTGAAGGTTCGGTGAGCCTGGAACAGATCGTGGAGATCGCCACGGCGCTTCCCGAGGCCATCAAGAAAGTTCCTTTTGACCAGCTTGTGAAACTCATGCCTGCGATGCAGGAAATTATGTCTTACGCTAAAGAGCAGGGCGCTATGCCGGCAGATGAAGGCATGGAAGATGAAGAGCTGACCGACGAAGAGGCAGCCGCCAAGAAAGAAGCCCCCGCTGCCGAAGAGGATAAGCCAAAAGAAAACTTTGCCGACTCCAAAGCATTCAAGGACGCCGTCGCCAGTGCCGTCAAAGGCGAAGTAAAGCGCTACGCCGAAGTGGTCAACAAGGCCCGCAACTTCGTGGACGCTGAATACGACTTCGCAGGCAAGACAGCCAACGCCGTCATGCGTGATGCCCTGGCCACTCAGAGCACCGATAAATTCGAAGATTCCGAATTGCCGGTAGCGTTCAAGCTGTTACGGAAACCAAACACCGACTATTCACAATTTGGCGACACCAAGCCTGACACCGGCCTGATGTCCCGAATTTCCGAAACTCTGGGGGAGAAATAACCCATGGCTTTTAAAAATACAGTATTGCAAGACAACCCGGATCTGGGCGCGGGCGAGTTCATCGCGGCCAGCCCTTACAACGTATCGGCTTTCGAGCTTTTCGAGGACGGTCTAGTTGAAGGCCGCTTCGTCAAATACGACACCGGCAGCATCGACAACATGGACGGCAGCGCATCACCAGTTGTCGCAGGCATTGCACGCCGCAAAATTACCGGCGAAATTGGCACCGGCGTCTATAGCACCAGCGGGCAAGCGATCGACCAGGTAGCCGAAGTTATCAACTTTGGCTTTGCAACTGTCACAGTTACAGACTCTGCTGATCCGGCCAAGTATGACGCTGTAAACGTTATCAACGACGGTACTGCAGACGCTGGCAAGGCAACGGAGGCCGCCGTGGCCGCTGGAATCATTTCCGCTGGCGACGTAGTGTTTTGGGAGCCCAAGGCCGCTGGCGTTTGGCTCGTTCGCATCAACAAATACCTGTAAGGGGATTGACAATGAAGACTGATATCAAGCGAGTAAAATCCCTTTATGGGGTGCAGTCTTTCGACGCTGCCGCCGCGTACGCGAAGAAAAACTTTAAGGACGCGAGTGGCATCATCCTTGCGCGGAATCTTGAGCATGTAAGCGCCGAGATCTTTACCCAAGAATTTGCGGGCCTGACCTTTCTGAATCAAGGCATCGCAGTAAACAACGAAGGCGGATATGCTACCAGCATCCGCAAGCTCAAGCTGCGCACTGAAGGCGGCTTCCGCGAGTCCGGTTCCGGCACCAACACCACCGGCAAGATCACGCTGAGCGGCGAGGATGATTCCATTCCAGTTTTCACTATGGAGGGTGAGTCTGATTGGTCTGAGATCGAGCTGAAGCAGGCCGAGGATGAGAATATCAACTTGCCCAGCCGTTTTTTCGAAGGTCATGCGGAGCTGTACAACCGCAAGATTGACGACATCGGCTTTCTCGGCCAAGTCCGCACCGACGGCAGCCAGAAGACCACGGGGCTGCTGAACTACTCCGGCTTCACCAGCAACAGCGCCGTAAAGACCGCCGCTGCATCAACCGGGCAAGAGCTGTATGACGAGATTGCCGAGCTGATTACCGCTCAATGGGCTGGCGTGCTGAACGTGGACAGCTACAAAGCTGACCGTGTGACTATGCCCGCGAGCGTGTACAATACCTGTTCAGTCAAAATCCTGAACTCTGCCGGTTCCGAGATGTCCGTTCTCCGGGCACTTCAAAGCAACTTCCCGACGGTAACTTTCGGCCTGACCACTAAGGCTGAAAGCGTGGGCGGTGATTCGGTCACGGTAGCATTCAGTTCAAATCGCCGGGCGCTGCAATTCCGACTGCCGGTTCCGTTGAATGTTTCCAGCGTCGATCAGCGCGGCTTTAAGTATTATGTCGAGTCTTACTTTGGCGTGGCTGGCCTGGACGTTATCGAAGACGACGCGGCTCAGATCCTGACAGGGCTATAGGAGGTTGACTAATGGAAGATGTATATGATTTCCCCGATAAAGTTGAACCGAAGAAGCCTGCAGCACCAAAGAAAGCGGACAAAGTTATCCGAAATATTTCTGGGGTCCGCTTCAAGGTGTACGGCAGAATCGTTCAGCCTGGGGGCGAGTACACCCCGACCGCCGCCGACCTAAAAGAAGAAAAAGGCGGCAAGCGGATCGAGAACGCAATTAAAAAAGGGTATCTGGAGCGAGGCTAAGCAATGGCAGTTTCAACAGATTTCAAAACCCGCTTCCCAGAGTTCGAAGCGGCAACTGTCGATCAGTATATCCCGATTCTGGAGCCTGTCTGGCCGTCTTATTGGGGCGGGAATTATGCTGCCCCCTGCGGTCAGGAGATCGTGCTGAATCTGCTAGCGCACCTGATAACGGTTGAGATTTCAGCGGGTAGCGAGAACGTAAAAACAGCGAAGTCAAAATCAGTCGGTAACGTGTCAGTTTCGTATAGTCAGGGGTTCGCGGCAACCAGTGAGCGTAGCGCCTGGTTGAAGACGACAAAATACGGGGCGCGGTACTTGTGGCTGACATCTAGAAACGCGGGAGGATTTTTCGTATGACACCTGAAC